TAATTGGTAAATCCTCTGGCAGTTCTTTTAATTTGTTGATTAATTCTTTTACGTTCATTGTTTTCTTTATTAGTTATACACAAATCTAGTTAATTATTTCCAACTGACCAAATAAATATAAAAAAAATACTAAAAAACTTTGTCTATCTCTAGTAAATCTGCCTTCTCAACAACATAACTTTCAACTCTTGTCATTCTTATATTAGATTTATTGAATANCATTTCGTTAGTAGCAAACCCTTCAAATCTATATCTAGGGTATATGCAACTAAACAGAGCGAACAGATCGCATTCACTTTTGGCATAGCTTGGTATCATTAATGGATGTTTATGATTTCTATTAACTTTTACGTCTATTGTTTTATTTTTATAAACTGCATCATAATAATCTGTGCCATTAGATTTAGATGTATTGTGTATCTTAAAATCTGGATATAGATTCAATTCTCTACAAAAGATAAACTCAGCACCAAAACCAACTATATTTAAATCTACACCACTTTTTTCATTTACAGTACCTTTGCCATCCCAACCTGTATTGACCTTGTTGTTCTGTCTTTGGCTTGCAACTAATTCAACAATTTGTTGTTCTGTTTTGTCTAGTATGTAAACATTTCCTATCTTCATTTTTTATTTAACAAAGTAACTGCCATGTGGAACAGATCGAGTTAATACATATTGAACTAAATATCTGGATGCATCTATCCCATGATTGAATTTATCGATCGGAATTGCACCGTTTAATTTCCAAGTATAGTTATTAAACTCCCTTATTAAATTCACAGATTTGTCGTCTATTATTATTTGATAATCTTGCATTAAAGAAATTCCTGCCAAGATACTACCTTTCTTTTTTATTGTAGGTATTACATTAAGTCCTTTGGATTTAATAGCACTCAAAAGACGAGGTTCAGAATTGTCCATTACAATTAAATTATTACCTGCAAATCTTCTATTCAATTCATATATTTGAGTTGTGCTTAATCCTGCTTTATAATAATGTTCTTTTAACCAAATAATCTTTCTTTCTTTATCTATTGCACCTTCTACTAAAACTGAGGGATCCACCGAAAATCCTATGTCCATACCAAATATTGAATCTATTTCGTCATTGAATTTACCTATGTTCCAGAACTTAAAGATAACGCCATCTGCCGATTCTAACCAGCACCCTGAATCTGATGTTTGTATTTCTCTGGTCGTCTAACTTTCATTACATCTATTTGCTTAACAAATGAATCTGATAAGTGTTCTAAGTTGTCTTGATAAGTAGTATGTATATAAGTTATATTATCTCTAGTGCCATTAAAACCGTCAGGCACTCCTCTGTTCTGAAAGAACCTTTGGTATATCCAATTCTCTTTTGTTGTAGGGTTTAGAATTAATATACATCTATTCTTTACAAGCTTTGATCTAATACTAAAATCAATTTTATCAAAACTCTCTTCGTCTGTTAACTCCTCTGCTTCATCTAATACAAATGAACTTACACCCTGAATAGATTTAAGCTTTGCAGTTTGATCTCCACTTGAAGTTCTGATCCCACTAAAGTATATTGAACTGCCTGTTAAATTGTTTATGATCTCTGTCTTGTTTACAGTGAACTGATCTAATACACCCATCAATTCAAGCTTCTCTATAAACTCAGGTATAATAGACATACCTGCTGAAGTCATTGTATAACGAGTGAATAGTATTCTGTGTCCTTTTTCGTATGTAAGTAATACTAAGAATGTGTTTGTAGCAAATGATTTTCCTGAACCTCTACCACCAGTTATTACAAAGTAACGACTTTTAGAATTAAACAAAGCTTGGTACTTTTTGTTAAGGTTTAGTTTCTTCATTAATCTAAAGTGTTTTTTAATTTATAATCAGTTATTCTTTTCAAAACATATTTATCTCTCTCCATGCCTTTCAATAATATTCTATATTCCCAATATTCTTTATCTCTTATTTTTTTCCAATCCTCATTAGTAAGATAAAAGCTTTCCTCAAACTTACAAAGTTTTATATATGAAGGGCATTTTTGTAACACTCTTGAATTTAAAACCTTGTGTTTACCCATTGTCATTGATTTATATTCACGCATTATTTGTGAATAAAATCTTTTGTTTACGTCTTCTAAAGTAATTATATCAACTACTCTCTTCTTTTTTTTGATCATCCTTAATCTCTTCAGATTCTATTTCTATTGTTTTTTCTTTGTCTCCAAAATTAATAATAGGGATGTTGATTTCTGTTTTCACGTTAAGTTCTTTTAACTCTTTTGGTTTACCATATTTGTATTCCCAAAGTAATCTCATGTGTGGAAAGCTATCTTTAGATTGCTTAGCTAGTTCAAGCCAAGCTTTCTCTTCACTACCAAATACTTTTTTCATGGCACCTAAAGCATAGTTACCTAACTTTTTTTCTCTTGCCTTTGGTGGTCGTCCTTGACCTCTGTAAACGCCTTTTAAAGCACCGTTGTTTGCTCTTCCGTCTTTTTTCTTTTTATCGTCTTCTATTCCTTCCATAAACCTTTAGTAATTAACTGACATATAATAGAGTAATTGCCTAAGTCCTGAAATGTATCTAACAAAGTTTCGTTATTACCTTTACGATTCTTTATTATTAAATTTTTCCATCTACTTATTTTGTCATTCATTCTAAACCATAAACCATGTAAAGCAAAATCTTTACCTTCTTTAGTTTCTAGGTTTGCACCAGTGCTTATATTACTAATGCCATAATCTAATTGCTTTTTAGCAAAGAGTTCAAACTGCTCTTCAACAATACTTTCATAACTCTTATAAAGATTAGGACATTCTTTTTGTAATTGCTTTCTATAATTGTTTTTCATATTTTCTTTGAATGTATTTCTTGTTTTTTAAATCTAATTTTCGTTCTGGCATATTACTAATAACCATAGTTAATTCGTCAATATCTTTATTGTTTAAACTATTTATTTTTGATCTAATATAATCTCTTTTAATAAAGTTATCCATTTTATTTATGTTGTCAACTATATGATCTAACCAAATTACTAAATCAGAATTATGTTTTTTATGTAATTCAAATGATCTTATAGAATGTATAATAGTTGCATGATTTATATCCCAACCGTTATTGTTATAGAATTTAGTTATTTTATTTAATGGCATCTTTTTATAATTATACAGTATATAATTTAATAATGACCTTACCTCTACATTCTCCCTTCGTCTTGTTATTCTAAATACATCTGACTCTGATATTCTATTTAATTCTTTTGCAATTTCTGTTTGTGTTATCATGGTAAATAATTTTTTTGAGTTTGATAATCTTCTAAAGCGTGGATCATTGCACTGCAACATTCGTAATGCTCTTCGATTTCATATTGTTCAATTAATAATGGTATTTCTTTTTCAGTTATAACCTTTTTTTTTAGACAAAGTAGAGTGTCTTCATAACAATCTAAGTAATCTAAATATTCATTTGTCATTTACAAAGTTGCTTTTACAATATAATTTTCAAGGTCGTATTCATTCTTTATATAGTTTTCATATACTTTTATTGCATATTCAACTTTTTGTTCTCCACTATAATAAAACTCTTCACTTACATCAAATATGCCTATTTCATTTGTAGGAGATTTATCAATGACAATATACTTAAAATCTTTATAACTTTTACCAAATAAATTACAATAAATAAAACATTGACTATCATAATTAAATTTATTGGCACTACCCTTAAAACTATTGTACTCTATAAGTTCTCCGTTTTTATTATAAAACGACTTGTTTAATTGTGCAGTACTTTTTAAATCTATTAAGTGTTCTCCTAAAATATCTGCTTTACCTCTAAATGGATAATCCATTAAATTGTTTACCATAGGCACTTCAAACTTACTATTCTCTATAAGTTCTTTTGCCTCGTCACAATTATAAAATCTATCTCTCATTCTTAAAGCTACATCTCTGTCTTTAACGGTAAACACATCCCACCTTTCTGCCTTAGCTAGTTTGTATTCTTTATTTGCTTTTGTCTTAACATCTATAAACAGGCACTCATTAAATTTATCCTCTTCTAATATACTTGCATGAAATAAATAACCTTGTGCCAAAGCATCAGATTCAGTAGGTAGGTTTATTTGATTTAAGTATTCTAAAGGAGATTTAAGTAGTTGACTTATTGCACTACTTGATAAACAAGCTTTTGATAAATAGCCATAATAAAAGCTATCTTGAATTGCTTTTTGTGTGATCTCATGTCTATCATGAATTTCATTGTCTAGTGTGATAATTGGTTCTTTCATATTAATTACAGTTTAAGTTATATTGATATGATAAACTATACTCCCAACATCCACCTACTATATAGTAATTATAAACCTCGTTGTTATAACCGTCTCTGCATAGGTAAACATACCTAACGGTTCTGTCTCCGTAGTCAACATGATAAGGTTCGTTAAAAGGTGCTGAAGGATAATTACTAAGATCGCAGTTGTCTTCACAACTCAATACTGTAAATAAGATTAATGTGTAAAATATTGTTTTCATATCTCTTTGTTATTCACTAGCAAAGTTAATAAAACAATTTAATTACACAAGCTATTACATAAAATTCTTTTTCCAAACATCCATGCCTACTGCATATCTCTGTTTGTTGTCTGGATATTCTAATATCATTTTAGCATTATTCATGAATCTTGCCATGAAATTAGCTTTCTCTTCGTACTTCTTTGGTTTTAGAAATGGCATATTATTATTTTTTATATTCTATATAAACTTTTTTTAACTTGTCGTGTATTGTATTTTTATAACATGAAGAACAACTAGTAAGTTGTACTTTTTGACGAAATATCCTGTTGTATATTTTAACCATTTTAGATTGAACCTCAGGTTTTACAACATTATTATTTTCTGTGTAATACTCGTCTAAATAAACAAACTCGTCTTCACTCAAACATTCCGACTTATGATATGGAAATAATTTATTTAGTTTTTCCTTT